ATGTTCTTCAGGAAGACAACAGCAAGATCGTATTGGAGGCCTCGTAATGGCTGATCAAAAGATTTCCGCGATGCCTACCGCCGCTACCCTGACGGGTGCGGAGCTTATCCCCATGGTCCAAAGCGGTGCGAACGTAAAAGCTACGCTTGACACCATTAGGGCTTATGACGCCTCTTACGGCGCTTTTAGCAGCAGCCTTGATCAGACTGGAAGCATTAGCGCTGGGACGGTCATGACTTTCAATTCAGTCGATGTTGCGGACGGTGTTACGGTGGTGAGCAATAGCCGTATTACCGTGCCAAAGACCGGGATTTATAACCTCCAGTTCAGTGCTCAATTCAAAAACGTCGAGAACACGCAAGAAGACGTTACGATCTGGTTCCGCGTAAACGGTTCCGACCTTGCGAATTCTGCAACCCAGGTAACGATCCCGGCGAGGAAGTCGGCTAGTATTTTTGGGTATGGGGTTGCAGCCTGGAATATTTTCCTATCGCTTACCGCGGCTCAGTATGCGGAAATCGTATGGCTTCCAACGGTCGCAACCTTGACGATGGAGCACTTGCCTGCCAGCCTATCACCGGCTTACCCCGCGATTCCTTCCGTTATCGCTACCATGAATCAGGTGGCCTAAATGCCTGCCAAGTCTAAGGAGCAGTTCCGCCTGATGCAGGCGGTGGCCCATAACCCATCGTTCGCTAAGAAGGTCGGTATCAAGCCGAGCGTAGGGTCTGAGTACACCAAATCCAACGTCGGGGGAAAGTCCTATGCAAAACTTCCTGAACGCCTTAAAGAGGGTGGCCCGAGCCTTGCGGTTGGCCGTGGCGAGAAGCTTCCGGTCTCTCAAGGCGCGGGTCTTACCGCCAAGGGTAGAGCGAAATACAACCGAGAAACAGGATCAAACCTGAAGGCTCCACAGCCCGAAGGAGGCGCTAGAAAGCGCTCCTTTTGCGCCAGGATGCAAGGGGTAGTGGATAATGCCAAGGGACCCGCTGAACGCGCCAAAGCGTCCCTACGGCGCTGGAAATGCTAAGGGGTAAAGATGACCACATCGGGCACGGTAGGCCAAACAGTCATCACGACGCAAAGCCTCATCGATCATGGGGCTCGTCGCAGCGGTAAGTTTGCCGAATCGCTGACGGTCGAGCAGGTCAACGCCTCCAGGCAAAACCTTTACTACCTGCTATCGAACCTCGCAAACCGCGGGATTCAGTTTTGGTGCGTCGAGCAGACCATCATCGGCATGAAGGCCTTGCAGTACATCTACGACCTTCCTGTCGGGACCGTGGACGTGCGCAATGTGCTCTACCGAAAGACGATGAGGCCCTCGGGCTCTTACACGTCCTCGGCTGGTGGCACGGTTGCTAATGCCTTTGATGAGAATACCGACACCATTTGCACGCAGACCTCCCCTGGCGGGAATATTGCCATTCAATACACGGGCGATACCTACGTCACGATGGTCGGCCTCCTTCCGGGTACTTCCTCGACAGTCAACCTCATCATCGAATATTCCTCCGATGGGTCGACCTGGAGCACGCTCAAGAACCCCGGATCGACGGTCTTGGTGGACAACGAGTGGACATGGTTCACGATCGAGCCTGGGGTATCGGTTGAGTATTACCGCGTGAGGGCCGTATCAGGCACCCTGGTTATGCGCGAGGTCTACTTTGGGACCACGGTAACCGATATACCGATGGCTAGGCTTAACCAAGACGACTATACGAACCTGCCAAACCGCAACTTCCCAAGCAATCAGCCCCTGCAATTCTGGTTTGATCGCAAGTTGGACCCCCAGGTTTACTTGTGGCCGGTTCCGAACAATAGCTTCGTGCAAATGGTCTGCTGGCGGCAGCGTCAGATCGAGGATGTCGGGGCCTTAAAGGACTCCATTGAGGTCCCCCAGCGTTGGTTTCCGGCCATTCAGGCCATGCTTGCCCATGCGATGAGCCTCGAGCTTCCTGACGTGCAGGAAAACCGCATCCTCATGCTTGAAAAGTACGCCAAGGAGGCCTTGTACGACGTCGAGCAGGAAGAGCGCGACAAGAGCCCGATCTACTTCGCGCCGAACATTTCGATGTACACACGATAATGCCAAGATTCCTGGACACTCATGGCAATACGGTGTTATCGATCGCAATATGCGGTCGGTGCAGCATGAAGAGGGCTTACGTTCAGCTTTCTTCGGACCCAAATTACCCTGGGCTAATGGTTTGCGATGAGGGGTGCAAGGATCAATTCGATCCCTATCGACTTCCTGCCCGACAAACTGAGAGAATTACGCTTCGGTGGCCGCGTCCTGATACGCCACTAACCGTGGTGGACGACGCGCTGATCACCAACCCGTACAACACCTCGATCATCTCGCCCGAGCAGGCGAATGTCCCGGTAAACGGCAACATCGACGGCCTGGAAGACTGATATGCCCAACTTGCGAATCTCTGAGCTACCTTCAGCCGGTCCAATAACGGGCACGGAACTGGTCCCGATCAGCCAAAACGGCACGACGGTACAAACCACGACCGCGGCCATCTCGGGCTCTATCAGCCTAAACTACCCGTTCATTACGGTTGGCAATCAGCCCTTGCTCACCTCGAGTCGCCAGATCGGCGCTGGCTCCGGTTTAAGCATTACCGATGGGGGCGCTCAGGGCACTCTCCAGATCTCCCCGGCAGGTGCTCTATCCTCTTTGGTGGCCGCTGGTAACGGCATTCTGACTAAGTCGGGCACAACCATTACCCCGAGGTCTTTGGCAGTCTCTGGAAGCGGTTTAAGCGTATCTGACGCCGATGGCGTAGCGGCCAACCCAACTCTATCCCTTTCCGGTTTTGTCTCTCAGGTTGCGGTTATTTCCTCTGGCACCGGCCTTCTTGCACGCACCGTAGGCCCAGGCGCTGGCTTGGTAACGATTACAGGCACCGCCAATCAAATCACGGTCGTTGATGGCGACGGCGGTCTAGGCAATCCAACGATCAGTATTACAAGCAATCCGGTCATCCCAGGAACCGCTTCCGTGCAGGTCCCATCGGGGACGACAGCACAAAGGCCTGCTGGTATTGACGGCCAGTTTCGCTTCAACGCAGATCTTGCTCAGTTTGAGGGCTATACCTCGGGATCTTGGCAGCAGTTCTCCTTAGCAGGTGGTGTGTTGTCATTCAGTGGCGGGTCTACCGGATTAACGCCAGGGGTTGCGACAACAGGAAACGTCACCCTTGCTGGCACCCTGAACGTCGCCAGCGGCGGAACTGGAGCCAATACACTCACGGGTTATGTGAAGGGTACTGGCACCACTGCAATGACCGCCAGTGCGACGATCCCCAATACGGACGTCACTGGCTTGGGGACGATGTCCACGCAGAATGCAAGCTCGGTGGCCATTACTGGCGGCTCGATTGCAGCGACGATCTCGGGCTCCACGATTGATAACTCAATCATCGGTGGATCGACCCCCGCTGCTGGTACGTTTACCTCGATCACGACCACGACGGGCACGATCAGTACAGCGCCTACGAACGCGACCGACATCGTCAATAAGTCTTATGTCGATACGATCGCAGCGGCAGGTATTACCTACCACACGCCGGTTAAGTATGAAGCGCCAACCGCACTGACTGCGACCTATAACAACGGCACAGCAGGCGTCGGAGCCACACTGACCAATGCGGGAACCCTGGCGGCTTTTGCGCCTGACGGGCCTACAGCATCCCCAGGCGATCGCATCCTGGTTTATAACCAAGCAGCCCCGGCGCAAAACGGCGTTTACACGGTCACGACGGTTGGTGATGGGTCTACTGCTTGGGTCCTTACTCGTGCGACTGACGCTGACTCTTATGGTCTCAAGGACCCCAACGCACTAGGCGAAGGCGACGCGTTCTTCGTCACCTCGGGCCTTACCGGCGCTGGCGAGACCTACGTCTGCAATACCTCGGGCACGATTACCTTCGGCACGACGGCGATCACGTTCGTTCAGGTATCGTCCGCGCAGATCTACAGCGCAGGCACCGGACTCACACTTTCCGGTACGCAGTTCTCGATCACCAATACCGGGGTAACTGCGAACTCTTACGGCGGCGCGGCCACGGTCCCTACCTTCACGGTTAACGCTCAGGGGCAGCTAACCCTTGCGACTGACGTGCCGATTGCAATCTCTTCGGCTGCTGTTTCTGGCCTTGCTGCATCGGCTACAACGGACACGACTAACGCTTCGAACATCTCCTCAGGCACGCTCAATACGGCTCGTCTGACGGGCTCTTACACGGGCATAACGGGCATCGGGACTCTGACGACAGGAACCTGGAACGCCACGACGATTGGTATTGGTTACGGCGGCACCGGGGTTACTGGAACACCTACCAATGGCCAGTTGCTGATCGGTAATGGCTCGGGTTACACGCTTAACACGCTAACCGCCGGAACTAACGTCAGCATCAGCAATACGGCAGGCGGCATCACGATCTCAGCCACCCCTTCTTCTGGCGGTACGGTCACTTCGGTCTCTGCCGATGGTGGCACGACGGGCCTGACATTCTCTGGGAGCCCGATTACTACGAGCGGAACCCTAACACTAGGTGGTACGCTTGGGGTCGCTAATGGCGGTACCGGAGCCGCTACTTTAACGGGTTACGTTAAAGGCAACGGCACTTCAGCCTTCACGGCCTCGGCTACGATTCCCAACACGGACATCTCGGGCTTGGGCACGATGTCGACGCAAAACGCAGGCAGTGTGGCTATTACGGGCGGGACGATTAACGGCACCACGATTGGCGGAACAACGGCTGCTGCCGGAACCTTTACGACGGTAACAGCAACCACAGGCATCTACGGAGGTGCATTCTAAATGGCACAGTCAGGCTACACCCCAATCCTTATTTACGCGAGTGGCACGGCGTCGGCTGTTCCTTCGGCAGCGAACCTTACCTCTTCCGCTAATGGTGCCGAGCTTGCACTGAACTACGCTGACGGCAAGCTCTACTACAAGAACTCGTCCGGTGTTGTAACGCTTCTGGCTCAAGCCGGTGCCGGATCTATTTCCGTTAGTAATGACACGTCGACATCATCAAATGTATATCCTGCCTTCCTGGCGGCGACGTCCGGATCAATAAGCACGATTTACACTGGCAATGCCAACTTACTGTACAAGCCAAGCACCGGCGAGTTGCAGGCTCAAGCGATGGTAGCGATCAATAGTTTATTTGTTGGGGCTGCGACGGTAGCGACGAATTACACGATCCCCAATAATTACAACGCCATGTCTCCTGGCCCTACTACGGTAGGTTCTGGCATCACGGTCACGGTGCCGTCTGGATCAACATGGACTATTGTCTAAGGAAATAACATGTCACAACTGAAATTATCGGGTGATGCGTCTGGGACAGGTATTGTCACTATAGCCGCACCGAATACGAATAGCACTTACACCGTGACCTTACCTGCTGCGGCAGGGACCATCATAACGACAGCTTCCTCCGCCACGCCTACCACACTGGGTCCGGTGTACGGGTCGATGAGCACCGGTACTCTCACCGCCATTGGTTATCAAGCGCTGAACGCCAACACAAGCGGAACCTACAACGATGCCTTTGGCGTTAACGCCTTGTTGTCAAACACCAGCGGATTCTTCAATTCTGCGTTTGGTGTAGATGCCCTTCGTACGAATACTTCAGGCGCACGCAACGTGGCCTTGGGCAATAGCACACTGCGAACCAATAGCACTGGCACCGACAACACCGCAGTTGGCAGTCAGGCCATGTACTACAACACCACAGGAGCCAACAATTCCGCTTTCGGCGTGAATGCGTTAGTTAACAACACCACCGCCAACAACAGCACCGCAGTCGGTTATAACGCTCTTGCTGGCAGTAACACCCTCGGCAGCAACACAGCAGTTGGTGTGTCTGCTTTATTGGCCACCACTTCGGGCACTCAAAACGTCGCCGTCGGTGGCGCAGCACTAGCGGCTAATACGACGGGTAGCTATAACATAGCGATGGGGTTGTTTTCTGGTTACAGTAACACCACAGGCTCAAATAACGTCGCTATTGGACAAGAAGCCTTATACGCCAACACCACCGCAGATGGCAACACCGCAATAGGCTACACAGCCCTCAGACTCAACACCACCGGATACGATAATGTTGCCGTTGGAAGTTCTGCTTTATATGCCAACACAACCGGCAGACAAAACACCGGAATTGGCAGACTCGCACTGCGATTTAACACTACCGGTGAATTTAACACCGCCACTGGTCATGGTGCTCTCTATACTAACACCGCCGGATCTAACAACACTGCAATGGGCTATCAAGCCCTACTGTCCAACACCTCTTCTTACAACACCGCTGTTGGTTATCAAGCATTAGACGCCAACACATCGGGCAGTCAAAACACAGCCGTAGGACAAGACGCACTTGGAAGTATCACCACTAACGGAAATTCAGCCGCTGTTGGTTACGGTGCTTTAAGGGATTCAACCGGTGGCGACAACACCGCTTTAGGTTCCTATGCAGGGTTATATAGCCCTAGTGGTGGGGCTGCCACCACATCAGGGATTGGAAATGTATTTATTGGTAGTAAAACAGTCGCCGCCGCTGCAACTGATGGTGGAAATATTGTTATTGGCGCAGACGTAGTAGGTAAGGGAAATAGTACGGGTTTTATAAAACCCGGAGGTGGTGGTGGCGTTTACCAAGGCAACAACTCCTCTTCATGGTCAACAACGTCTGACCAGCGCTTAAAGAAAAACATTGTTGATAACACTGAGGGTCTGGACAAGATCAGCCAAATCCGTGTTCGCAACTTTGAGTACCGTCTGCCGGAAGAGGTTGATCCATCACTCCAACCACAAGATGCAATCGATAAGCAAGGCATTCAACTCGGCGTTATTGCTCAAGAGATTCAGCAAGTCTGTCCTGATTGCGTCAAGGAAGAATCCACCGGCGTGTTATCAGTAGACTCCGACAATGTGTTTTGGCACATGGTCAACGCCATTAAAGAACTCAACACACGCCTCCAAGCAGCAGAGGCTGAAATCGCAACCCTCAAAGGAAACTAATCATGCCCGTAACTATCAATGGTACGACCGGCATAGCTGGTCCTGACGGTTCAGCATCAACGCCAGCGGTCCAAGGCACTGACTCAAACACGGGCCTGTTTTATCCTGCTGCTGATACGGTTGCTTTATCAACGGGTGGCTCCGAGCGAATGCGTATTGATTCCTCCGGCAACGTGCTAGTGGGAAAAACATCATTAAGTGACTCAACAGCCGGTATTCAACTCCGAACTCAGGGAGTCTATGCTGTAGGCTGTACTTCTAGCGGATCAGAAGCCCTGATGTTAAATCGCAATACATCAGATGGCACGATTGCAAGTATTAAGCGTGGAAATACAGAAGTCGGTACTATTTCTGTAACAGGCTCCGCTACTGCATACAACACAGCTTCGCCATCTACCGACGGCGCACAATTAAATTACCAAGGTATCACCTTCCGTGCCACGCAATCGGCTTCATCAGACGCTAATACGCTGGATGATTATGAGGAGGGGACGTTTACGCCTACCGATGCAAGTGGGGCAGGGTTAACGCTAACCACGGCAAGAGGACGTTATACAAAAATAGGTAGAGAAGTTACTTGTTATATTGTGGTTACGTTTCCATCAACAGCAAGCGGAAGTGGGGTTGCTATTGGCGGTCTTCCTTTTACATCTGCAAATCCTTATGGTAGTGGTGATGCAGGATTTGGTGGTTCAATAAGTTACACAAATACAAGCTCAACTTTTAGTTCGTTTTTGGCTCAAAACAGTACAACTGCAACTTTTTATACCAATGCTGGCGGGGCTGTTGTCAATTCAACATTTTCAACGAAAGAAACTCAATTTATTTTGAGGTATTTCACTTAATCACACCAGATTAGTGTGATCGGACTAACGAAAGGAACTTACATGATTACCAAAGAAACCGTAGTAGACCAAATCACTGTTGTTGAGAACGGCACAGTGCTTTACCGTGAAGCCACCCGCATCATTGAGGATGGCAACCTACTGACACAAACATACCATCGTTCATCCTTAACACCGGGGCAGGATTTATCGGGTCAGCCCAGCAAGGTTATATCAATCGCTCAAGCAGCATGGACACCTGAAGTAATCGCAGCCTATCAAGCCGCACAAGCAACATAAGGAGCCTACTGTGTCTACAGTAAAAGCAAACAACGTCCAAGTCGGGCAATCCGGCACAGCGACTAATAATTTCACCTTGTATCAACCATCCACGCCGGATGGTACGGTGCGTCTTGCTGTAGGCAACTCCGGGGCTACAAGTGCTGACGTGTTGACGGCCAATAGCTCCGGCAACGTAGGGATTGGAACGAGTTCGCCTTCTGCTTTAGGTGGCGGGGGGCTTACACTCGGAACCACTTCTGCCGGCAAAAATCTGATTATGTATTCTTCGTCGGATGGCAACAATGGATTGGTTCAGTTTATTGACTTTAATGCAGCTAACGCATTTCAGATCAATGGAAACAGCGCCAATATTGGTCTGTATGGCTATGGCTCTCGGCCAATGATTTTCTATACGAACGGCACCGAGCGATTTCGTATTGACAGCACGGGCGCTTGGGGATTGAGCGGCGCGAACTATGGCTCGGCTGGGCAGGCGCTTGTTTCTCAAGGATCAGGTTTGCCCCCTGTTTGGGGGTCGGCTGGAGTTTCAACCGCTAAAGCTGTCGCTTTAGCTTTAGTGTTTGGATAATTTTAGGAGTTTAAGAAAATGGCTGCACCAAATATTGCCGCTGCTAATTATATTTACGGTAAGAGTGGAGTTCAGCAAGTCGGAACATCTGCCACCGCAATCGTAAGCAATAGCGCGGGGAGCGGTAAGGTTCTAAAAGTCAATTCACTTTACGTCAGTAACGTGGACGGTACTAACAACGCCGACCTGACGGTTGATTTGTTTCGTTCTAGCGTTGCTTATCGTATTGCTTATACGGTCGTGGTTCCAGCCGACGCGGCGCTTGATATATTGAGCAATCACATTTACCTTGAGGAAGGCGATAGCCTGCGCCTCACTGCAAGCGCATCCGGCGACCTCGAGGCAGTGTGCAGCTACGAGGAGATTTCCTAATGCAACCGGGAAACGGCAGTGTCTTAGGAAAAAAGAACGCCACCTTTCAAACCGGAGCGTCAGGGGTCTTTAAGTTAAATGAACAGCAAGTCGGAATGCTAAGTTCGACTTGGCCAGGGTCTTCGACGCCAGTAGTTTTTTATGCGTTGTTGGTCGCCGGGGGTGGTGGCGGTGGAGTCACTTCCGCGGGGCAGGGCGGCTCTGGCGGTGCTGGTGCTGGTGGAATGTTTGAACCAACTGGCCAGATAAAGCAAAACGTACCGCTAACAGTAACCATTGGCGCTGGCGGTCCTGGCGGCAATACATCAACATTAATAACGCGTGGTTCAAATACCACCATCACTTCAAGCGATGGCACTGTCAATTTAATAGCCTACGGCGGCGGTCACGGCTTGGGGTTTTGGGCTAATATGGACAGCGACGGAAGCGGTGGTTCCGGTGGGGGTCTTTACACGGGCACAACTGGCGCTGTTTTTGGACAAGGAAACATTGGCGGGAATTCTGGGGGTCCGACTAACTACGGCGGCGGGGGCGGCGGAGGTGCGGGTGCTGCTGGTGGCAACGCTGATCCAGGAACTGGTGGTGCTGGCCGTGCGGCTCTGATCAATGGCACAACTTACGCCGGTGGTGGCGGGGGTGGTGGGCGCAATCAAGCGGGAACCGGTGGTGCTGGCGGGGGCGGTAACGGAACTACCGGCAGTGGCACCGGACAATCAGGCAGTGCGAATACAGGTGGTGGCGGCGGTTCTGGCGCTGAGGGGGGAACTTCCGGATCTGGTGGATCTGGTATTGCGATTATCGCGTATCCAGATTCGTACCCGGCCGCGAACACTACTGGTTCACCGTCTTATTCCGTTTCAAGCGGAAGGCGCGTGTACACGTTCACCGGTAACGGAACGCTCACAATTCCGACATAGGGATAAACATGGCGCACTTTGCAAAACTTGATTCATCTGGGCGCGTGATCGAAGTTCACGTCGTCCACAATAACGAGCTACTGGATGAGAACGGTGTCGAGCAAGAAACCCGCGGCGTTGATTTTTTAAGGACATGGTCGAGCGGGCACGAGGCCTGGAAACAGACGAGCTACAACGGCAGCTTCCGCAAGCATTTCGCTGGCATTGGCTATACCTACGACGCCCAGCGCGATGCGTTTATCCCGCCAAAGCCTTTTGCTTCATGGACGCTTAACGAAAGCACGCTCAATTGGGAGCCACCAGTCCCGTACCCGACCGATGAAAAAGGTTATCGTTGGGACGAGCCTACGCTTTCTTGGATCGCAATTTAACCGGAGTAAATCATGACTGAACTTATTCAAGAAGTACCCGCTCAAGCAGAGCTTGACCGCCACTTCTCAGCAATGGGTGACTCGGTGGATCTCATCAACGCTATTGTTGCTGGTACTCGGATGCAAAACGAACCAGCGCAAGAGCGTCAAGACTGCATCAAGCGCAATGTCGAGCATCTTGAGCTTATGATTGCAAAGAAATGGTTTACGGGTCGTAATCTAACGGCCATCAACGCAGCCATCGCCGCCGGTAAGTCCTATCAACCAACTTAAGAGGTTTGCATGAAACTTCATATTCCCATCGAACTCGCGAATCAAATCATTGGCTACCTGGGTACCCGCCCGTACCAAGAGGTCTATCAACTAATCGACGGCATGCAGGAGGCTGCAAAGCCGCCGATGACCCCCTTGCAGGAAGTGCCAACCGAGGAACAAGAGGCTGCTTAAATGAGCGACGACCTGGACAAGCGCTTATCGGTACATGAAGCGGTTTGCGCTCAACGCTACGAGAACATCGAGAAACGCCTCGGTGATGGAAGCAAGCGCATGCGCCACATTGAGTGGCTGCTGTACATCACGATTGCTGCCGTCTTGCTTGGTCCAGGTGTCGCGGCCATGTTCGTTAAGAAATTGCTGGGTATCTGATGGACGATAAGACCCACGAATTAGCGGTTCTTAAGGCGCAAGCCAAGATCCGGCTTGAAGAGCTTAAAGCGCAAGACTCGGCCAAAGAAGTAGCAGGAAAAGCCATTGGCGAAGATGGGCTGCTTTATATCTTCCTGATCGTGCTCGTCGGTGTCGGTGCATCGTTATTCCTTGAAGGCGAGAAGATCGCCGCTGTAATGGGCCTGCTAGGCGCTTCGTTGACAGCCTTGATCCAAATGCTTAACGGTATTGCCGGAACCGCGCCAAAGCAAGAAAAGCCCGAGTTTGAGGTTATCAAGGACCTTATCACCCGCCTGGACAAGTTGGACCGTGCCGAACCGCCTATGCAAGTGGATGTTGAGGGCAGCAAGGTAACGGTCAAAAAGGGCGCTGACATCGTAACTGCTAAGGGTAATCATGTTTGAACTACTTGGCGGCGGCCTCCTGGGCTCCATCTTCGGCGGTTTGTTCAGGCTTGCCCCTGAAGTCCTGAAGTTTTTGGACAAGAAGAACGAGCGCCAGCACGAGTTATCCATGTTCCAACTCCAAACCGACCTCGAAAAAATGAGGGGCGAGTTCAAGATGGAGGAAAAGTATGTTGACTACAGCATTCAACAAATGGACACGATCAAGGAGGCGTTTAAGGAGCAGGCTCAGACTGCAAAGGAGGCAGGTTGGCTGGCTTCTTTTGTCACTGCTATCACCCGTCCTGGCCTCACTTGGATTGCTTTTGGGGTTTATGTTGCTGTTAAAGCTGCTGGCTTAACGATTGCCTTCCAGACCAATGCGAACTGGGCCGAGGTCTTGACCAAGTCCTACGACGAGGATGATTTTGCCATGCTGAACATGATGCTTACGTTCTGGTTTGTAGGACGATCGATTGAGAAGTACAACAAAGGTGGGTAGTCGTGGAAGCCTTGATCGATTCCCTCGCAAGGGTTTGGTTCTTGGGGGTTGCGCT